GCTATAGCCCCATGTACCAGCGGTGGGAGCAGGCGCAGCACTCCCCGTACCCCCAAACGGGGCTCCAGAAAACGGGGATATACCAAACATGGCTTACACGGCCTATAGCCGCCCCGCTATTAGGTTGTAGCCAGACGCAACAGTGCAGTCGTTGTGGTATTGGATGGCATCGTCAAAGTCAACGTACCCGCAGTGATGGTCTGCGCAGTGAACGTGTGGACGCTGATTGCTTTGTTACTCTGGGTCGAGTTGTACAACAACACCGTATCAAACGATGTGGAAAGCGTGACGCTTGTGTAAACGATAGACGCTGAAGGAGTCCAATAACCTACTCCAGCAGTAGACGAAGAGTTGGTGGACGTAGGCGCGGTTGCATTGGTTACCGTCACACCGCCAGCGGTGTAGTTCGTGCCGGATACTTCGCCAGTAGCCGTATAGGCCGTAGTGGCTGCATTAATGGTTGCTGAAGCGAGGTACAGAGCCGCTTTAACCGTATCCGTAGTGGGAGAGGTCAAGCTGCCACGCGACACAATAGTAGAAGTGCCAAGTTGGTGTTGGCCCAGCATCAGTTCGCCAAGGAACGAAGTGCACATTGATTGGGTGTTTGCCACGATATATCCTTAAAAGGTTGCAGTTTCGCCGCCAGCAAAGCTGGGCATTTGTTTCAGTGTCACATGTGCCGAACGGTGCACAAGCTCACCATCCAACCAATACTCATCCCATACGGTCAGTTCATTTTCATTGTCAATTTCGCCAGTGCGGTGCTCCAACAGGGAGTCATCCATATAGCCTTTGGTTGTGGTAACAATCAATTTGAACTCCTGATAAGTGCAGTGGTTGCCGTGTTAGCGGGCATGGTGATTGTAAACGTAGTGGTAGAAGTTTTGTCTGCGCCGAAGTCAATGACTGCAATGGACTTGTTACCCTGCGTTGCATTATAGATGAGAGCGCACCGGGCAGTGATAGCGCCTGTCCAAGACGTATTTGCCCAGTTTACATAAGCGGTATAGCCTGAAGAGCTGATAGCCACCCCAGTCAGGGTATTCCCGCCAGCCGTGTATCCGGATGCCACTACCTCGTTGGAGGTGGTGTAAACGGTTGTATCTGCGCCCAGACTCGCATTACCGGTGTACAGCGCAATCTTGAGGGTGTCTGTGGACAGGTTATGGACAGCCTGATACAGCTCCTTCTTGAAGCTGGTGGTCTGGGTCTGAACTATGCTCATGTCACCGCCTGTCTATATTGACCGCTGCGGTATGCGTCTTGACGCTCCATACCATCACCCAGACGTTTAGCCAGCGCAAGGGCTTCTTTGTACTTGCCGTCATACAACGCCACTAAGTCTGCCTCGCCCTTCATAAAGGTATAAGCCTCTACCAAAGAGCCATATAGCAGCACGGTGTCGAAGTTGTCGCCCAGCCATGTTGTGGTCGCGGTGGTGATGGACTCAGGGTAATAGTAATAGTGCAGTTCAGCGGAGTACGCTGCATCGGGCGTAGGCCCGAGGATGAACGTCAGTTCAGTGCTGATTGTGCTTCCAGCTACAGCAGGGCCAAACAAGGCGTAGTACTTGGGGGTCCCAGTGTCCGATGGAGTGGGATACGCCTCACGGATGAAGTTCACATCCTTGTTCAGCAGGAACGTGAACGGGCCGGTATCGGTGTAGATGGCCAAGGAGTACGGTGCGAGGAAGTCGTTCGGGGTCGTCAGGTACTTGTTGCCTGAAGTGATGACGCCTGTCTGGTTCTTGCGCAGCGAGGGGAACTGCACCGAGTTATAGATGCGCTGCTCCGCTTGCTCAATGAAGCGGTTAATCTGAGCTGTAGACGAGACCGTAGACGAATCCGCAAGGGTAATCGTCGGAAAGTTGTTTTCCGTGTAGGTCTGAATCGCCGACGAAAGCTCAGAATAGTTCATGCCATCGGGCCTCGTGCCATCACGCCTTTGGTAGCTGCGCCAGTGCCACGGATTTTGATGCCAGTGGTTTTTGCAGTTTTGTCCGGGCCGTTGTTGTACATGCCAACACTCATGCGCATATCCGCAGTGCTGCTGAGTTCAGAATCTTTGCCGGGGTTTGGGGCAATCTTCATCGCTTTACCCGCCATAGTGTGTGGCTTAGCGTAGACGCTGGCTTGGCCAACTTCTTTATTACCTTTTTTCATTGTGTACGCCATGATTTACCCCGTTTTCTGGTTAGCTGCACGCGATAACCCACGGCCAAGACGCATACGGTCTTCAGACGTGGGCCCGCCCTTTTTCAGTTTCAGCGTAGTGCCCTTGCCGCCCTTGTGCTCTTGAGCATCGTGCTGCTTGAACGCTTTTTTAATCATGGCCTTGTCTTGCGCCACATCACTCTTCATGTCTTCTTTAGCCATCATGGACTCCTATGAAACCGTTACTGTTACCGTGCCAACACTCGTGGTTCCAACCAAGTAGTTGGGTGTTAAACCCACATCAAAAAAACTAGCCCCACCAATAGGGTTCCATCCCCACTGGATGTCCCTGCTACCCCCACCGGGGTACCCCAATGTATCCAAACCAGAAGCTACATAACTACGGTCAGGGCGCGGGTTGCGCAAAGCCTGCGGGTCGTCTACAGGAAACATACCTAACTGTAGCTGAGGCTGGTCCGGGTCCCAACATGCTGGACATACTAGCAGATTGTAGTTCTTCGTCTTGATGATTTCTGTGCGCAGAACCTTCAGCTTAAACCGTTGGCCGCAACGGTCACATTCGGAGATTGCATTCTTGCCAGAAGCGAATCTATTACCCATAACTACCGCCCAATATAGGTCTGTCGCGGCACCAAACGCAAGGCTGCTTTCTCGTGGTCTTCGTACGCCGCAAGTTCCCAAGCCTCATCGTATTGAGCCTTCAGCATGGGTATGCGTTCCATGCCTGTGGGGATTTTGCCTGCGATATGGAATGCCAACCCCGCTGCCATGCAGGGAATAAACCGAAACGGCACGTCCATGATGTTCACACCGCCGCCAGCATCTTGGGTGCGGCGCAGCCGCCAGTACGCGAATGTGTACGTTTGTGCGTTGTCAGGTGTAGGCCAGACAGTGATAGCAGGGAGTTGCTGCCAGTAGACGGTGGCCCCGGCACTGTGCGCCGCAGCAGTGGTACTGTTCTGCCCACGGAAACAGCTATACAGGGTGTTCCCTACTATGTAGCCGTAGTTGATGGTCTCTGAGTCTACTTTTATGAACCCCGAAGCGGGTAGACCAACCGTGGAACTCAAGGTAATTTCGGTGCTGGTGCTTGTGATTGCACTGCTTAGGGTTAATCCTACTACGGAAGTCTGCCCGTTGTACCGCTGAATCCAAAGCTGGATAGGCCGCGCTTGGGTCAGCTTGTTGGGGATAGTCGCGTAAGTGGAAACGCTGATGCGGGTGATAGTCAGGTCAGACTGGTTGGAGGTGCTGTTGGCATCCGTACGGATTACGTGCTCCAGCAAGTCAATCGTGTCGTCCGGCAGAGCATAGGTATTCTGCCCCTGCACCATAGTGATAGTGCCCGGCTCAATCGTCCACAGGTTGATGCCCCGGTTGGCCCAGTCGGCGAACATGATATTGAGGCTACGCCGCGCCGTGCGCATGTCATAGCCCGTGCGCAGTTCACTTCCAGCCCGCTCAAAAGCCTCCTCGACCAGCTCGGTGAGGTCGAGGTTGAAAGCTGTGGAGCCGGAGGTATTGGCCATTATTTCTTCAGACCTTTAAGGGTTTCAGCCAGACGCGCACGTTGGCCCATTTTACCGGGGGCTTGCGCAGCCTTGGCAAGCTTTTTAGCGGGGATTGGCTTATCGCCCTTTACCCCCAGCGATGCACGTAGTGCACCGGGCTTTTTGATAGCCTTTTGAATCCATTTTTCAGCCATTACCTGTACCTCGCTGTTTTGCTTGCAATGCTCTTAGGTTGAGCTACGAACTGTTTACCTGCTGCTTTACCGGCACGTTTGGCTTTAGTGGTTGCAGCGTACTCGGTGGGGGACAAGGACTTGATAGCAGCTTCAGGGAGGTAT